ACCCAGCTAATCGGCGGCGTGTTTAACCAGCCATACGCGCCCATTCCGCGCCGCTACAAGCCCCTTCTTTTCAAGCCCTTTGACTGCCCGCTTCCATGCCTTCTTTTGGCTCTCTGCCTCTCCATCGGCGAGCGACATGCTCAAAGATTCCGCTTCCCATAGGTTTTGATCCACCGTCGGCCACGATACATTGAACTTAGCGACGGCGGGGTTGTCACGCTCCCCATGTGCCGCCAATACATTTTGCAGCGCCTTGAGGCATTTTGCTTGCGGCTGGCTGAGATTAGTAGCGAGATTGGGTTTTTCCCCAGCCATTATTAAGACAAGCGACGAGTCGGGATCATCGAGCGCGTGTTGCTGATAGCTACATAACTGCGCTTCAAAATATTGCGGTTCGGCTGGCTCATGGTCTTTTTGTTTTTGGGTCACAACTTCTAAATGCTGGTCGTGTTTTTTGCACTGCAACGCAACATCAAGAGCGCCGAGAAGGGCTGAACTTCCCCGCAAGCCGCGCCCAGAATCTTTGCCCTGATGATGAACAGCAATTATCGCCGCACCGAAATGACCCTTGATAACATCCATTGCCCTGATTGCATCGCCCATATCTGTGGACGAGTTTTCATCACCGCTCATGCACCGGGCGAGCGTGTCGAACACAATACATTTAACATCGCGTCCATTTCTTAGTGCCTCAATGTCCTCAATCAAATGATCCACCGCGCCCTCCTCACGCAACGGCACCGGCTCCTCAATTAATAGAAATTGTGCATTGGCGACATTGGGTTCATTTGCTTCGTGCCAGGCGCCAACTCTTTTTCTTAATCCGCCAACCCCCTCACCCGCGACATACACCACCAAGCCCTGATCCACTGGCATTTGGTGAAAGTCGTAACCGTGCGATACGCAAAGCATCATGTCGAGTGTAAGAAAAGTTTTGTAGCTTCCCGGATCGCCGTAAATAGCCACGAGACTTTGCTCCGGAATGTAATTCGGAATAAGCCACGGCACCGGCTCCCGCTCCATTAGATCGCCTAGAGTGATGACCCTATAATGCAAGTCAAGATCATCCTGGGTGATCGGCGGTGCGGATTTAACGAGGGCGACAAGCTGTTCCTTATTTCCGCCGCCTTCAATCCAATCCGACACATCTCCTTTAGGCAATAGCCCCGGCAAATCAACGCGCCTTATTTCTGCCGCAATGCCTTTCAGCGTTTTAATAACTTGCTTTGCGTGTTTGTCCCCCGGATCGTCGTTGTCCGGGATAATTACAACCTTGCGATTTGCGAGATATGCCGCGTGAATGTCTGTCCACTTGCCTGACCCTCCATGATTGCATGTGGCGAGCAGTCCAAACGCTTCCAAGTTGTGAACGTCCTTCTCCCCTTCGACAATAAAGACGGGCGCCTTAGTGCGGCTCAGAATTTTTTCCAAACGATAGGGAACGGGCTTGAAATCCGGGTCGCTGGTCGGCGGGCGTCCGTCTGGTAAATATTGCCGAAATGTTTTGCGCGGGGCGTGGCGCTCGACTCTTAAATATGGCTCACCCGCGGCGTCGAGATAATGATACTCCGCTTCTACATATTGAGGGGCGGCAAACGCGCTAACCTCATCGGCCATCTCCGACTTTGGTTCGTCTAAAAATTCCTCGATAAAAGTTGCGACGGCGCCAGGTTCATTTCCGTTCGGGAGACAAGAACGAATTAAATCTGCAACGCCGCCGCTTTCACCAGACTCATGGTCGGTGAACACGCCCTTGGCAATGTCAACGCTGAAGGAGCCGTGATTCCCCCACCGCGCTTCATTGCCACGGACATGACTTGGCTTTCCCTTAAAGTGTCTTGCAACTTCAAGGATGTGTGTCTCCCACCCTTGCATCTTAGAAAAGGTCGTCGTCGTCCTCGGCGGGAGCCGCTTCGACTTGTGCTACAGGTTCGGGTGCGTCGGGCTTTTTGATCCAGCCCGCAACTTCAAGCGTAGGGATTCTTGTGCTACCCCCGTTTTTATATTTTTTCTCAGTGCAACCGGCAACTTTGACAACTGCAATCTTGCCTTCGTTTTTCGCCGCGCCTTCGTGAACATCTTTCCAAATAGCTTTAATTGCATCACGCGCACCCGCACCATTTGTTGTCCACGGTCGCCATCCTTCATGCGGAGAGCCTCCCTTTTCTGTTAAGAAAACATCAACATGAACCGCGGGCTTATAATCTTCACCAGGGCGATCAATTTTTGTCCCTGCTATCTCCGCCCATTTCCACTCCGGGCTTTGCCCTGCGGCGAGATGACCATAGCCCGTTTTAATAGAGTGAGGATCAATAGCAAATTTTTTGAGATCGCTGAGGGCAACAAGATCACCATCAACTTTCCAACTTTTATCCTGAGCGCCCCATTGAAAGTAGCCCTCAGTTTCTTCTTCAAACGCATCAAATACCATTTTCATTTTCTCCTTTAGCATTGTGCATGTCAGTTCCGCTGACTTCGGATTCCCTGTGTGGGAATTTCTTTGCGAGATCACACCACCCAAGCATCGCTTCCCAAGTGTCCCAAGGAAGCACGACAAGCGTGTCCTGATGGTCGTCTCGAACAAATAAAACGTCTGACCCGCCACCTTGGGCGAGAGCTTTGTATAGGCTTGTGTAACCCTTCTTACGCCGCTTACATTCCGCGATCATTCCCGCGATTTGAACATCGCCCGCATACTTGCCGCCGAGCGCTCCGGACAGCGGTGTTTTGTTCGCGGCAATACCTAAAGCCTGATGGCACCGGGCAATCTCAAGCTCAAACCCTGATCCTTTGCGTTTGGATTTGGAACTCATTCAACGTCCCTCGGGATTGCACTATACCCGCTTTTAATTCGCGCCGCGATTGCCTCACGAATAAGCACCTCCGCCATGCGTGAAGCCGATCTTTGCTCTTTTTCAGCCTCGGATAAAAGAGCCTCAACACATTGTTCTGACAGATATAAATGCTTTTGTATGTTCATGGTTGCCTATAGCCCCTATTTAGGTATTGTAAAGTAACATAGACAATGCTATTGATTTAAGTAGAAAAATTATGGAACATAAATAGTCCGGGAGAGACACAAGTGCGTAAGGGACAAAAAAGATGACGCCGCACTTTGGTAAATTTGTGGCGTATTACAGAGTCAGCACCAAGCGACAGGGAGCAAGCGGCTTAGGCCTTGACGCGCAGCAACAGCGTGTGTCCGATTACCTGAACGGTGGCGATTGGGAATTAATCGGAGAATTTCGGGAAGCTGAGAGCGGAAAGAAGTCTGACGCCAAGCGACCAGAGCTAAAAAAAGCTATAGCGATGTGCCGCTCACAAAACGCCAAGCTGATTGTCGCCACAACAGATCGCTTAGGGCGCAATCTCCCCCTGCTAACACGATTGCTTGAAAGCAACTTAGAAATCGTTGCGGCTGATGTTCCTATGGGCGACCCCATCAACACTCGGTATCTGCTACAGAATTTAGCCAACGCCGCAGAGCGTGACGGTGCAATCATTTCAGAGCGCGTCACCAATGCCCTGGCACAAGCCAAGAAACGCGGCGTCGAGCTTGGCAATCCAAACGTCACAAAAATTCAAAGGCGCGGTGTCAAGGGCAACAAGCAGAGTGCCGACGAATTTGCGCTTGAAGTTGGGCCAATTATTAAGGAGTTGGAAAAATACGGGTGCGACACACTTGAAAAAATTAAGGCTGGTCTTGAAGCCCGCGGCATCCGCAATAGGCGGGACAAGATACATTGGAGCCTTAGTTCGATACGAAACTTAAGATTGAGATACGAGGAGTTACGAGGAAAGAAATGATTTAACCGGGAAAACATTTTAAAAAGGAGTTTCAATTATGAGTGAAAGAGCTTTCAAGTATCCGGCGGCGAAAGAAGTTCACGCTGACCATTTTCATGTTTTGGAAATTTTACAGGTAAGTGGGGAGATGAGATATTTAAGATGGATCATTGAACGGTCAAAAAATCGGCGCGAACAGGTCGCCGCCGTGCGCGATGGTAGGGCGAGAAGTCCAGAGCATGCTTTTTACTACGCGAGTGAAGAATCCATAGTGCTTTGCTCTTACCTCGTTTACAAACACATGCTCCGCGAAAAGCCTACAATTTCAGAGCTTATTGAATACTGCCAGTTGAGTCGTCCGACACTCAGACAGAAGTTGCAAGACGGACAGGCGGCGGGCTTTTTGGATGAAGATTACATGCCTAACATGGCGCTCGTTGAAATTTTTCAATCTCGGGTAAATGATCTTTTTGAATTGCCGAGCCTTATGAATCTGGTGGACACTTTGCACAATTTGCAAGTCTATAAAAGTTATCGTCCAGCATATTACAACAATGGAAAACAACGCTATAAGCCGTCTGAAATAGTGAAAGACATTTTCAACTTAGAGAAAAACGCTTTACCGGATGAATGAAAGACATGCCTATTTTATTACAAGAATGTTCTAGTAACATTTATAGATGCAATGGAAATACCTAAGCTACCATATGTCGCAACAAAGACCGGAAGGGGTGGGCGTATCTATGTCTACTTCCGACGTGTCGATGTTCATGGCAATGAAACAAACCGCCGTCTCCACGCCGCACCGGGAAGCGCGGCCTTCTTTGCTGAGTATTCGCAGTGTTTGGAGCAGTTCGGTAGTTTGGCAGAGCCACTTGAAAAGGAATACACTTGGCGGTGGCTTTGGAGCCAATACGAGGCGTCTGCACAATTTAAACAACTTAACGTCAAGACCCAGGCAACTCGGACAGGGATTGTCAAGCAGTTCATCCCGCTTATTGCCAACGAAGATTTTAGAAAATTTACATTCAAAGAAATCAACGAGCTTATCGAAGCAAAGAACGCCGAGGGCTACCCAGAAGGAGCTAAGGGTCGCTACAAAAATATCCAATACATGCTCAAATTCGCAAATCTCCGGGGCTGGATTGACTCAAACCCGTGCGGCGATGCGCGTGTTCACGAAGTCGTCAAACAGCTTAACACCAAAACAGACGGTCATAAAATTTGGAGTCGTGAGCAAATCGCACAATTCTCTGGCTTTCACCCGCTCGGCACAATGCCCAACCTTATGCTCAAACTCTTATACTATACAGGCGCACGAATTTCAGACGCACACAGACTTGGGCCACCGCATATCAGAACACTCGGCGGTGATCGAATTTTGCAATGGAAAGAATTTAAAGGGCGGGATCGTTACGCCAAAGACCCGACGATTATCAGAATCGTGCCGCCGCTTGAAGAAGCTCTCACAGCTACAAAGACTGGCGACATCACGTTTTGCATTACGAGCTTTAACATGCCGTTCACTGTCAAGGGCTTTGGCCAAAGATTTGTCGAAGATGCGCGGAAGGCCGGGATCGAAAAAGGATACTCTTGTCACGGAGTCCGGAAGGCCGCGGCGACTCATGCCGCTGAAAACGGGGCCACCGCGAATGAGCTCATGGCGCTCTTTGGTTGGTTGGATATCAAAGAGGCAGAGCTATATACCCGCAAGGCCGAGAGAGCCAGACTAGCCCTCGGCGCCGCGACCAAAATGTTTGACACCGGAACGTAACTAGAACATTCTGGAAAACAATTAGATTCGATTGGAAAACAACGAGGTTTAGCTAGGTTTTCTGCAAGGCTGGTGCCCCCTACGGGGGTGCCTCAAAGCTAAAGAATACAAGGACTTAGCCATAATATTTTGGAAAACATACCCGCTTGGCGCGGCAATTTCTAGAACATTCTGGCGACCCCAACGGGGCAGACGCAAAGCGTTATTTACCAAGGCGTTAGCAGTTCTTAGCTGGAAAACATAGCGACACCTCCATGAAGGAGGACAAAAAATGTCACTATTTCATAGATGTTTAGCTGTTCACATTACTGCCGCAACGTTGCGCCGACCCAAGATAAAAACTTTCGGGCGCATGTTCGTTGAAGCATTTGCATTGACGGCTATTTTTGCCGTGTTTCTCTTTTTCTTAGTTGGGTTTGGAGACAGCTAATGAGCGATCAAATCATAGGCAAGCTGTCTGATGACACAGTGATGAGTTGCAGCCGACTTCCCGCATTGTTCGGGATTAGCTCTTACTCGACACCCAATGACGAACTCCGCTCCAGTTTTGAGGCGGTTGATCGTGAGGCTTCAAAAACAAATGGCGCGGCGCCTAACCGTGTTGACACTTTTGCAACGCGGGCGGGCAACCACAACGAGAACTTTATTCTCCGCGAGGGCGCAAAAAATTTGATGCTGGAAATTGACACACAAATTACTGAGCGCGTCGTGCATCCTACCCTGCCCCTTCAAGGCTCTTTGGACGGGATACTTGAAGGTGACGGGCGCATCCTCTCGACAGACACCGGGCGGAATATTTATGTGATAGGCCAAGACGAAATTGAACTCGATGGCCCCGGCGTCGCTGAAGCAAAACTTACTCAGGATCGTGTTTCGAAAGAGCCGAGGGCGTATCGTGGGCCGATTCAATGCCAGGGCTTGATGATGTGTACCGGATATCGCTGGTCAGCAATTTTTACCAGCTACGGCACTTCACTCCACACGTTTTTAATTAGCCAAGACCAAGCGACACAAATGAAAATTGAGCAAGATGTCATTGATTTTCAGAGTCGAATCGACACCTATCGCAAAGAAGGTATGCGCGATTGGTATCCAGCACTGCATGTCAACGATGCCGCGGCGACCTACAATGAGCCGGAAAAAGGTCTTGAGCCGGTCAACCTCGACGATGAACTTTCTCAAATGGTGCTTGATCTTCAAGAAGCGAAGCGCACTGAAAAAGCGGTGAGGGATTTACAGGCAAAATACACCGCACGGATCATGGACTTCATGGGAAAGCACGACATGGCGTTGGCGCGAGATGGCAACGGCGATGTGATAGCCGAAGTTTCATGGGGAATGTCCAACGCGATTAAAGAGCATGTTCGCAAGGCTGTTCCAGCGCGTCGTGCAAAAACTTTAAAAGTAATTCAGACGAAAGATGAGGAGGCGTTGTGATGGAAAAGCGAGGACTTACAAAACGCCAAACTGAAATTATGAATTTTCTGCGGAGTTGGTTTCAACGGCACGAATATTCTCCAAGCTATAGGGAGATTATGGCGGCGTGTAATATTAAATCGCCAAGCAATGTAACGGCACACATTAACAACCTTGCAGATCGAGGGCACCTGACCAAAACTAACTCGGCCCGGTCAATACGCCTTAGTGAATGAGCCGCTATCCGATAATTCACGTTGTTTGGTTGGACGCCGAGCATCCAGCCGGTGAGTGGGAGCCGCTAGAAAGTTTGCAAAGCCGCAAGTTGCCAGAGATTGAAAGTGCGGGGTTTCTTGTGGCGGAGGACACTCACCGGCTGATAATAGCAAGCGCTGTTGATGGCGACCATTGCAGCGGCGAAATGACAATCCCAAGGGATATGATTATTAAGAGGAAGATTCTTCGTCGAGCCGTGGCACAAAAGAAATAGCTTCGGTTTTAAGGTTGACATAGCACATGCGAACACCGAGCTTTTTTTGCTGTTCTGTCAACACACGATAAATTCGATATGGGCCAAGGTGCTTTCTATCTTTTAAAACACGAAATGCTTCTTGCTTTACGTCAAGCATTAAAACTTTTCCACCTGGCGAAATTGCAATGATGTCGATAGGACTGTGTGTTAAGCCTGATTTAAAGACCCAATAGCCGCGAGCGACAAGCTCTTTCAAAGCGATTGCCTCGCATAGATCACCCGCCACATGCTTTGGAAATCTCAACCGCGCTTAATCCGTTTCGCCATGCGCTTG